GGTACATGGTACATTTCAGATAGGCACTAATCATGAACAAACAACCAATGTATATTAAGGGCGACATCGCCCTTATCGCCAAATACAACAAATTTGACGATTGCGTAGAAATTGCAGACATAAACAACCCCTCTGACGGGTGGGTAGACTACGACCCCACACAGGGGGCGAGCAGTGACGAACTAACAGAAATCTGCAATTCGTTATATGACCGCTGCCTATTAGCGGAATTAGGTGTTGAGGGTTTCACCCCTGCAAGTGAACAACACTTAACAAAGATTTAATATTTGGGGGGTTGCATTATACCCCCCATTCGTATATACTTAAGGTAACAAATAAATTAATTCCCCTTTTATTATGAACGACTTTTATAACATAATCGCATACAACACACTTGGTGAAGTCCAAGAGGTTGAGACAACTGACGACAGTTGGAAAGCAACTGAATTTTGCTTAGACCTTTCTATGCTTTACGGATACGCAGAGCAGATAAACCCTTGGGGTAAGCACTGCGGAGAGTATGGCGACAGACCTAACGCATTAGGTCAGAGGGCATACTAACCCTCTTCGTGGGTGAGCAGCAGTGCGGGGGCGGGTTGCCCCCCGTATATAAAATCGCAAGGTACCATTAAGCTATAAACGACCCAATCCGACCTCTCAATATAAAACGCAAAGTGTTTACACAGGGGGTACAGAAATTTTTTCGTGTGTAAAAATGCCCACACAGGATTTATTGAGAATACCTATGTACTATATACTCAAAAGTGAAAATTATGACCCTTATGAAGAAGTATCAAGATTCAAAGGTACCCATCACAATCGACCCAGTAACCAACGAATATCAGATAACCGTGCCAGAATGGGTAGTCAACGAATTTGACTGGTACGAGGACACAGAATTAGTTTGGCACGTTGACGACACAGGAATACACATCCAAGAGGTAAGCGAATGAAAAGTTATCACATTTACTTTAATGAACAGTGTTTATTTAAGAATCTAAGTGAGAGTGAATTTGATATTATATGGAAGAGAATGTATCATTCATATTTTGGAGAACAGATATCATTTGTAGAAGTGAGTGAAAACCCAACCTATCAGTTGCAAGAACATTCTTATTGACATTATAGATAAATTGATGTATGATATGAATGTAATTACAACACATTATGGCGAAAGGATTTACAGTTAAAGCGAAGTCACCCGTAGCAAAAAAGGCACCTGAGTGGGACTATAATTTAGCAAGGCAATTGATAAGAGGAAAGACAATTGTATTTTGCTTACCAGGTCGAGGAGTCAGTTATAATTTTCTGAAGTCTTTTGTTTCTTTATCATTTGATTTAGTACAAGCAGGAGCAGCAATACAGATATCACAGGATTATTCATCAATGGTAAACTTTGCCAGATGCAAGTGTCTTGGAGCTAACGTATTAAGAGGACCGAATCAGTTACCTTGGGATGGTAAACTCAAGTATGATTATCAGCTCTGGATTGACTCAGATATCGTATTCAATACAGAGAAGTTCTATCAGTTAGTACTGAATGCTATCCCTGCAGAAGCTGTTACAAAGGAAGAAGTCAAGCAGACCGTGAAGAATGAAAAGGGAGAAGATGTTGAACAGACAGGATTTACATTAAAGGTTGACCCTGAGAAAGAGAGAGAAATCGTTGCAGGTTGGTATTGTACAGAGGATGGAAAGACTACATCCGTTGCTCACTGGTTAGATGAAGATGATTTCAGAACAAACGGTGGAGTGATGAATCACGAAACAATAGATAGTATTAGCAAGAGAAAGAAACCCTTTACAGTTGATTATACTGGTTTTGGTTGGTTATTAATAAAGAATGGAGTATTTGAGCATGAAGGAATGCCTTATCCTTGGTTTGCTCCAAAGATGCAAATCTTTGAGTCAGGAGAAGTTCAAGATATGTGCGGTGAGGACGTATCATTCTGTCTTGATGCAAAGGAAGCAGGATTTGAGATTTGGTGCGACCCACGTATTCGTGTAGGTCACGAAAAGACGAGGATAATCTAGTGTGGGGTATCATCTACATTGTGGTTTTAGTTATCGCTTTTACGTTACTCGCTTACAATGACAAGGTATAACATACTTAGAAAAGGAAAAATCGTCTTCTGGAACGTCTCGGAATCAGAATTATTTGAGCGACTCGAAGACTATGCAGTTGAACAATATGTCACTGGAGAAAAAATACAAAAAGACATCACATACGAACCTATCAAGGAGGAAGATTAAATGGCAAGAAAGACTGGTTTATTAGGAACCTCATATAACACAGAGGCGAAACCCAAAAAAACTCGTCAAGGAAGAGGAAAGCATTCTAAATATTCAGCGACCTCTCGTAACTCGGCTCGCAAGAGATACCGTGGACAAGGAAAATGAAACTGAAAAGAATCGATAAGTATGGTTGTCGTGGACAAATACCTGTCGATATGTCGGAAGACTTCTATCATAACGGTAATGAATACTGTCGGTATCTAATTACTGACTACCGTGCATCTTTATTAAGAAAAAAATAATGTATTGTCGAATCCGACTCAAGGACACTAACTATCAGGAATATGGAAACTATCGTATTCTTGGTAGTTCTTCTTTTGATCGGTGTCTTGAAATCTATCGTGAGTATGTAACGTATAAGGGATTTACTGATGTTGTACCAATCTTTCGTGAAGAGTTTGAGTTACCACATTCGGATATCATTGGTTACTATGATGGCAATGATTTAGTCGCATTTACGTTAGCATATAAATTTAAGAGTGTGAATAGCGTATGGGCAGACCAGTTTGCATGGAACTATCAGAACAAGAAACTGAGTCTAGGTCACGTTGCAAATAAAAGTGAGTGTGCATTATATAAAAGATTAGGTTATGATTACTATTATTTGGGAGAAGAGGCAGATTATAAAGCAAAACTTGATGGATATGAAATTTCTAACTTCTTTGAGACATGTCAAAACTAATTGCTAACCTACCAACAAAAAAGGTATGGGTGAGAAAAGAATACTTAACAGACTTTCAATCAGGACACGGAGAGTTTGTAGAGGGAATATGGGTATGTGCGAAGTCAATACAGGGTCGTGCCTTCTATTTTGAGACTTATTTACCCGAATATGGGGCAATGTACGATAAATTACCCATATCCGCTTTTCTCTCGGCACCAAAAACACCCGATCCTGATATGGATTTGGTCAATTTACAGTTTTGGAACTGTATGGACTATGATTTTACGGTAATTGTTAAGCAATTTGTTGCTCCGATGGAGTGGGAATGTCGTACAAGACACTTTGGAAACCAAAAAGGGCAGTATATTTGTACTTTAGACAACTATCACGGTGATTTTGACCAGATTGATGCGTCTACAAGTGAATTACCAGACGAACATAAGTCATTTAACCTCATACAATTACGAAATGGGCAGTTTTGTCTCTATCCAAACAACAGATGTCGCATCTATGATACCTCAATGACACCAGATCCAGTCAAAACACCTGATTTTAAGGTGTCAACACGTATCTTTGAGGTTGAGAACGATGTGAACTGGGGTCGATTGGGTGATTGTGATGATTATTTCTGGACTACACCCGATGAAAGAGAAGAAGTATAACTATATTTTACGTTGGATACAAGAATTATCCAAAAGTCGACCAGAATTGGGTAATTTTGCAGTATGTCCCTATGCATCAAAGGCAAATTTTATCATTTTAGACGAAAAATTACGAAAAGTACGTCCACGATGGGGTTGGGAGGTTGTAATTTATGCTGTTGAAGACGATCACGACGCAGATTTTCTATATGCAATGGTAGATGACTACAATCGGGTCTATCAAAACTATAAATTTATTGCAGATCATCGAAAATCGAAGACTTTTATCAATGGAGTGCAAACAAATAACGGAAAATACAATTTAGTGCTCTGTCAACCAAGAAAAGACCTTACAGAAGCAAGAAAAAAACTCGCAAAAACAGAATATTACGATTATTGGGATAAAAATTACCTTGAAGAAGTATTAGAAGAAGATTATAAGAATGTTTTTGATTAAATCGTTACCAATTGGGTATAAATAAATCTAAAAGTACCATTTAATGGCGACACAACGTACATCAAGAAGATTTAAGGATATAAGTTTGTCTTTTTCACCTCATCCAGTGACTAAAGACCTTCCTGTGCTGCTTAATGAACGTGCAATTGTCAGATCAGTGAGAAATTTAGTTGAAACAATACCTACTGAAAGGTTTTTTGACTCAGATTTAGGTACAGACATAAGAGCATCACTATTTGAGAACTTTCAATCCACTACAGTGACTATTATTGAAGACCAAATAAGGTCTACAATTAGAACTTATGAACCAAGAGTAGATGACATCGGTATTGAGGTTGATGGACTTCCAGATCGTAATGCAATTAATGTAAAAGTCATCTTTACTATTGATGGATTAGAGACTCCTCCTCAAGAATTTACCTTTATTTTAGAACCAACAAGATAATATGCCCTCTTTTCAATTTACAAACTTAGACTTTGATGAAATCAAAGTACAGATCAAAGATTTTTTAAGATCAAACTCTAATTTTACTGATTTTGATTTTGAGGGTTCTAACTTCTCTGTTTTAATCGA